ATGAAAGGTTTGGTGCTGACGTTATCGTTACTGATGTTATCCGTGAATGCTTTTGCCGCTGGGAAAATAGTGACTGTCAGTAAGTTTGAATTTGGCAAACAATGGGCATTTACCCGAGAAGAGGTGATGTTGGAATGCCGCTCAGGGGGAGCTTTGTTTGTGATAAATCCCAGCACATTAGCGCAATATCCACTTAATGATGTTGCATCTGAACAAATGAAAGCAGGCCATGTCCTTGCGAAACCGCTAGATATTTTATTATTAGATGATAGCGAGAACCCTGGTCAAAAGATGAGTTTGCTACCTTTCCAACAGCGTGCGATGACTTTATGCGAAAAGTAAGCACGACAACTTGAGCATCGCTACGGCCTTTATTTTCTATTTAACAGATAATTACCTTTCTTAACTGGTAGGCTAATTTGTATCATTTAAATTAGTTTGCAACCGTTATTAATTACTTCTGTTGCTAAGTTGGCGAAACACATGTCCTCGACTACTCTTAAAGAGTATGGCTGAACAAGCCTACGTTAATGCCAACTTTTAGCGCACGGCTCTCTCCCAAGAGCCATTTCCCTAGACCGAATATAGGAATCGTATTCGGTCTCTTTTTAAGCTGTTGATTTTAAAGGTGAATTTTGTTGTTTATCGAAATTTATCGAAATTTTATCGAAATCTGATATTCGGTCTTTTATAGCATTACGTATTCTTTACCCCTCGTATCCAGATACTTGTTCGTCATCTTCTCCGATTTATGCCCCAGCAGTTTCATCGCAAATTCTTTACCTTTTTCCTTTTCATACAATCGCCCAGCGAGACTTCTGATCTCGTGAAAAGTTGGCGGACTCTCATCAAAACGAAAATCTGTTCCTTTTCTCGCCGTTACGAATTTCTTTGTCAGGCTATCTGGATGTAGTGATCCGTCAGGGCTATTTTTTCTGATGCCAGCACTTATCATAAAGTCTGTTTTACTGGCTAATTTACATTGTTCAATCACGGTGCTAAGGCGTAGGCCAACGGCTTTAAGTTCAAGATCTAAGGGCAGGGAGATCATGGCTCCGGTTTTGCCTTGGTCTATCTGTAATCTGCCATCAACAATCTGGTCAAAGCGCATCAGAGATAAATCCTCACGGCGTTGGCCAGTGACTAGCGCCAGATCCATTGATAAGCCGAACCACGCCGGTAATGTGTCAGCGACCTCACGAATAGCGAGATACTGATCCAGTTCCAGGCGCTCACGTTTCACCACCGGTTTAGCTGAGCGTGTCGGTGTCACTGGATTATTATCTAAAAGCCAAGAACGCGGTGTTTTTCACTAAAATTGAACTGGCCGGGCAAATTGATAACAGCCGGGTGATCAACAGTAAATCGATGTCGTCCTATGGCGAATTTATTGATGATGTGGTCAATCTGGATGTGTTGAAAAACCATATTCAGGTGGATGGCTACAACTACATTGCCAATGTCGGCACCAAGCGCGCACTGACACCACGCGACTATGACGGGTTACTGTCTACGGTTGCCACTACCTGCAAGCGCTTTTTCAATAATGGGGTGCTCGGTACCGGCTCTTATGTTGATCCCGATGATGGTGTGACGAAAGTGGCTGATTTTGGTTTTGTCATTCGTTCGCGCCCTGAAGATGTCCTTGCGCTGACCTCAGACCAACGCAAAAAGCGCGTTTACCCGTTAACCACCCTGTTAGTGATTTTAGGCCGTGCCGGTCATATCGCTGAAATCAATGCCACCGTGGAGTAATCCCTTATGACCATGCACAGATACGGCGCTGATGGCTCTAACCTCACCGTCTTTGGTATCCCGATTGATGATTTTGGTGATACCGACCCACCGATCACCATTGAAGATTTAGAACCCCGCGCCGCGCTAAAGCGCGGTATCGGCGGCACGTCAGTACGGCTGGACAATAAAACCCGCGCCAAACGCTTGACCATCAACCTGATCCCCGGCTCGGTGCAGGCGCGCCAGTTATTGGCGCTGGAAAAATCCGGTATTGATGCCACCTTTACCTTTTCACAGACCGGCACCGATGAACGCTTTGCCGGGTTCGACGGCATCATGACTAACCGCGGTTCAGCTACCCGCGCCGGAAAAAGCGGCGTATCGGATGAACAATTTATTTTTGAATTTGCTGACTCAGAGGAAACCTAATTATGGGGCGTCAAATTGAAGTCGTGATCGGCGACACTATTTTTCACGGGGCAACCTCACCGGCCAGAGATCAGGTGGAAATGCTGCAAATCGCCGCTAAGTCTGGTTTGTTACCGGCGATCAATCCCAATGTCACCGCAATGGGTATGGCGGCCAGTTTAGCTTCCGTCGATACGATGAGCTTAAACCGCTTGAAAGAGCTGTGTTTTAACAGCGGTAGTATCGTTCGCCAATCCGATAACATCCCGGTGGGCGAAAACCTGTTCCAAGATGAGGCCCATAATTACCTGGTATTGCTGGGACAGGTACTGAGGGAAAATATCGGCCCTTTTTGGCAACTCAGCGGCGAGGGAAAAAGCGCGGAAAACAATCCGCAGCACCCTCCCGCGTAGACTGGTTTTTATGGCGACCCTGCGCCGGTGCCGGGCAACATTGCCCGCCGCTGGCAAGGTGGTCTGATATGCTGGATGGCACTTACACCATTGATGATGTGCAACTGATGCATGATGTGTTGGATGAGATAATGGCGGTGGTGGAAAGGGGGTTGGGTTAGCAATAGACTGTTATTCTGCATCGCCTATAATGTAAATGAATTGCAAATTTAAAGAGTAAAACATACTATCTTTATGGATATTAAATATAAGGATATTATGAATGAAAGAAATCAGTGGAGAAAAATGGGTTTCTCGTTTTCAGGGAAGTGCTTCAACCCAATCATTAAGCCCGTCATTTAAAATAAGTGTTGACAACTTTATATCTGAATTAACAAAGTCGGGTGCGAGAATCGTTATATCAGCAACATTAAGACCGCCTGAAAGGGCTTATTTGATGCATTGGTCTTGGAAAATATCAAGAAACCTTGCCAAGCCTGAAGATGTACCGGAAAAAACCGGTATAAGCATTCAATGGGCACATAAAAAGAGCGATGGCAGTATAGACACTGCGAAAAGCATTAAAGCCGCACAGGATATGGTAAGAGCGTACGGTATGACAGGACTTAATGTTGCTCCATCATTAAAAAGCAGACATACCGAAGGCAATGCTATAGATATGAATATCTCATGGATGGGAGATTTAAAAATAAAAAATAAAAAAGGGGAAGATGTCTTAATTAAGAGTTTTCCCAAAGATGGGATGAATACAGAACTCCATACCGTAGGAAAAAGTTTTGGTATTATAAAATACCATGGTGGTTCCAAAGATAGACCTCATTGGTCTACAGATGGTAGATAATATGAAGAAAATGATTGTTTTTATTTTACCATTTATTCTTTTATTTGGATGCTCCCATGCTGCTGAAAAATACCCGGCTGATATTAGCGAGTTTTTAAAAATAGCAGATGAATGCCAATATCTTGCTGGAGAATGGGACTCATCAATCCCCAAAGAACGGCAAATTGCCATAGAGAAAGAAGTCAATGTTACTTGCCCTAAAGCAACTGAATTGCAAAAAAAATTAAGCACCAAATACCAAGAGAATAAGCAATTGCTAGAAGTCATTAATGATTATGACTTCTAATAGCGTCATGGTGACTGTGACGAACTGATTGTTACAGTAAACACCATTATAAGTACTCCTACGAGTATCAAACCCGCCACTGCGCGGGTTTTTTTATACCTAAAATATGAGGTTTCCATGTCAGAGACAATTGATTCTCTATTGGTTTCCCTTGGCCTGGAAACAGATGCAAAGAGCTTTCAAACCGCCAATGATGCTGTTAAAGGGATTAAAGACGGCATATTGCAACTGGCCGCCGCAGCCGGTACCGGTGTTGGCTTAAAAGCCCTGACTGCGGATTTATCTGCCTCAGTATTAGAAATGGACAGGCTGAGTAAGATTACCAACTTTACCGTTAAGCAGATTGACGGCCTACGTTATGCGATGCGCAGTCTTGGTCTTAGCCCGGATGCGGCTAATCAGATTGTGCAGAAAATCCCTGACCTGCAACAGCGTGCCAGACAAGGGGAGTTAGGCGATAAAGCCTATTGGAATGGTGCATTTAACCCGACTGAATTTGCCAATAAAACCGGCATGGACTCGCTCAAGTATCTTATAGATGCTTACGGCAAAATGGATAATGACCAGCGGCGAAATCTGCGCAGTGGAATTGGCAGCGGTGATAATGATCCTTTTACCCGCCTATTGGAGGGAGGTAGCAAGGGGCTTAATGCCTCACTGAAAAATTTTGAAGAGTTATATAAACCGCTTGATCCCAAGCTTATTGACTCAGCCAACGAGTTTAATAAAGAGATGGCGGATCTGGCGACTAACTTTGACAATCTGGCCCGTTCAATGGGTGGCGACTTACTGCCAATCATCAATGCGTTATTAGAAAGTATTAATCAGTTTATTAAAGAAAACCCCGAAGTCTCAAAAGCGATTCTGACTGCAGCCGATCTGGCCGGTACCGCTGGTGCAGTAAAGTTTGTCGGCGGCATGTTGCCCGGCAGCAGTAAACCACCGGCGGGTGCTGGTGGTGGGCGCGGCTGGTTGTCACGCTTACTGGTCAATCCGGTCACCATCGGCGCGGCGGCGGCATTGACGCCCGGCAATATTTTCACCAGTGCCGACGATGCCAAAGCCATGAGTAATCCCGAAGCACTCAAACGCCAGAACTGGGCTAAAAATAACCCCGGTGTGCCTTATCCCAGTGATACCAGCGACCTTAATAATCTGGTTGATGATCCTAACGTTCGCCAGTATCTGGAGGTGCTATCCAAAGCCGAGGGAACCGCCAGTTATGCCAATTCTGGCTATAACACGATGTTTGGCGGCGACCAATTCTATGACAGTAGTGACCACCCACGGCAATTAAAAGATTTCACCCAAACGGACGGTACTAAAAATAAAACTTCTGCGGCCGGGCGCTATCAGTTCACCAGCAGTTCTTGGGATGATGCCGCCAAAGCGCTTAATTTGACCGACTTTTCACCGCGCAGTCAGGATCTAGCCGCGCTGTTTCTTATTCAACGTGCCGGTCAGCTAGAAAATGTGACGAACGGGAACTTTGCCGATGCCACCAGTGGATTGGGGGGGGTGTGGGCCTCGCTGCCATCATCAAATTACGCTCAGCCAAAACGTTCATGGGAAGAGATTCAGGGCTACAGCGACCGCCAAACCACCCCCATGCAAGCAGTTGCCGCATCCGCGCCCCGTGGTGATGTCAGGCTGGAGCAACACAATATTATTAATGTGGGTACCGTGGGCGGTGATAGCGAATCCATCCGTGATGGGGTGCTACAGGCCACTACTCAACTGGCCCAGCAAGCGCGCGACATGATGCATACGGAGCACTACTGATGGCTATTACCGGACTATTTACCCGTAACCGACCGAAAATCGGCAATCTCTATTTTGATGCATTACTGGAAGAGTCGAGCGAGCTGCGTACTGATGTCAGTGAGTTCCCGCTGGAAGATGCCAATACTGCCCACGATAACGCGGTGACGCGCGCGCTGGCGCTAACCATGATTATCGGTGTATCCGATAACTGGTTTCGTGAACTGCTGGCCCAGCAAGATAGCAGCATTGCCGGACTACTGGGGGCCGGAGCCAGTATCACTACTGGTATGGCGGCCAGTTTGCTTTCTGGCCGGGCGGCGGCGCTGGCAGGAGTGGCTGCTTCGGTTGGCACCAGTCTGTATTCCGGCAGCTTGGGATCACAATCGCGCTCAACCCGTTCGCAAAATTTACTCGAGCAATTGCGTGAATTGCAGCGTTCACATACGCCGTTCGAATTAGTGGCCAGCCGTGGGGCCGCCTATAAAAATTGCCTGATCACCAATACCCGCACCCAATTGAAAAAAGAGAATGAGGGCGGATTGGAGATTGTGGTCGAACTGTTGCAGCTCAATATTATTTACGACACCGTTGCTGAAACCAATGACAACTTACCCTATGGCGATAGTGCTGCCACTCAGGGGCAACGTGAATACTCATTTGGTGAAGTTTTTGTCGAGGCCACGTAATGAAAGTTATCCCATTAAATAATGGTTACGCGGTGCAGCGTTTTCGGGTGCAATTAAATAATCACTATTTGGTTTTTCGTTTGCACTGGCTCACCCGTTTTAATTATTTCTGTGTCGATATTTATGAACAGGGCGAACCGGTAGTTTTGGGGCGTGCTTTGCATATTGGCGTTAATTTATTGGCGGGACTTAATACCGATATTGGCCTACTGATATTAGCCGGGGAGACCCCGACTATAGCCAATCTTGGCATTAATAATCGCCTGACATGGTATCCCGATAATGAGTAGCTATTTTGGCCGCAATTACTTACTGACCATTACCCCGGTGAGTGGCGATGAACTTACCTATCAGCCGCCATTAGAGATCCGTTTTGCTGTCGATAATACCCCGCAGAATGTCGATGCTACTGCCAGAATCACCCTATACGGCATTTCAGCACGCACCCGCGCCTTGATCCAGCGCTATGACGACAAAGAAAAACGTTATGGCAACCTGGTATTAAAAGCCGGTTATGGCGACAACATTGGCACGATATTCAGTGGACGCATTCACAATGTCGAAGTGGTCAAAGAGGGGGTAAATACCTGCCTGCGGTTATATTGTCGCACGATTGGGCTGGCATGGAATACCACGATATTTAAAACCTGGGGCGCGAATACGCCTGCCATTGAAATGCTCGAAGATGTCGCCGCGGCTTTTGGGCTTGATGTTGAAGTGATTGGTGACTTTTCCGACTTACCGCGTTTTGCCACTTCCTATAATTCCGGTGGCCGCTTGTGTCGCGATATTCTCGATAGCGTAAAAGATGACTGGAAATATTACTGGATGATCACGCCATCACGGGTGCTATTAGCCAGAGAGGGAGCCGCCAGAAAATGGGCTACCCATGAGATCACTGCTAAAAATGGTATGGAAAGCGTCCCGCGTTGGTATCTCAGCACCATGGAAATTGACGTTAAAATGAATCATCAAATTCAGCCGGCCGATGTGATTAATGTTACGTCGAGTTTTTGGACGATTAATTTTAGCGGCATGTATAACACCGACCTCAATAATTTGGCGAATATTCAGCAGCAGACCGGCCAGTTTAATGTGCTGCGTATCTACCACGAAGGTACTTTATGGGGTGATACATGGAAAACCACGCTGATCAGTCAATGGCGAATGCCCTGAGGTAATGATGATTGAGAGCAACCCGCTGTATAGCACCATGATGCTGCTCAAGCGCGATATGGTGCGTGACCTGATGATCGGCATGCCTGGTAAAGTCATTAGTTATAACGCCGATCTACAACGCGCAGTGGTGGAGTGCGGCATTCAGCGCCATGTCGGTGACGGTCAATTTAAGACACTACCCGTTATCGAACATGTGCCAGTGCAATTTTCTGGTAGCGCCGAATGGACGGTTTTTCATGAATTGCCCGCGGGTACCGAGGGTTACATTCATTTCAGCCAGCGTTCTATCGACAATTGGCTCAGTCAGGGGGGCCGGTAGCACCACTGGATGCACGGATGTTTAATCCGTCCGATGCTTTCTTTGCCCCCGGTTACCGCTCACAGCAAACCGCGATTGCGGGCTTGCCGACCGAGGGGATTGGTTTAAGTAACAAAAGTGGCGGGGTGCGTATTCACCTCACTGATGCCGGAATGACTTTGACGGCTGGCGGTACCACACTGGCGCTTACCGAATCTGGCATGAGTTATAGCGGCCCTGAATTCACTAATAATGGGCAAACCACCCTTAATGGCCGCACTGAGGTTACCCAAGGTGGCTTGGCGATTGGCGAGCTGGAAGTTGGCGACCACGACCACGGCGGCGTGCAACGCGGCAATGATCGCACTGATGGGCCGCAATAGCTCATTACCCTGATTGAATCCTACCTATTATCGCCCTGGCTTATGCCGGGGCTTTTTGTTTCCGGAGGCACTGTGATCCGCAATTTCCAAGATGGCGACATTGTTACCCACGGCAGCCAGTTTGCTAACGGTAAAGAAGAAACCCGGCAAGCCATGATCTGCTGCCTACGGTTATTTCTTGGCGAGTATTTTCTTGATGCCACCGAGGGAACGCCGTGGTTCCAAAGCATATTGGGCAAAACCTCACGCGATATTGCTGAAGCCAATATTAAACAGCGCTTATTGGCGGCCAAAGGCGTGCTGACCATTAACCGCTTTGAAATGGATCTCGATATGAAGAATCGCAAAATAACGATATTTGCCGCGGTGATTGATATTAATAACGACGCATTTGATTTCCTGTTCACTGAGGATCTTATCTAATGGCAACCATTAATCGTGACGGGGCTAGCGGCACCACGCTGAGTGAATATCTGGATACTCTGCGTCAGCGTTATCTTGCTATTGATGATGGCTGGAATATTAACCCGGAATCGCCAGATGGTCTGGCAATAGCGGTCTGGTGTGAGGCATTAGCTAATTTGGATGAAGCGGTAATTAATGCTTATCACGCAGCCGATCCCAACTCAGCGATTGACCAACAATTAGACCGCATTGCTGCGTTCGCTGGAATCAAACGCAAAAGTGCGACCTATTCAACTGCCACCGTTAATTTTAGCGGTATCGCTTTTACTCCGATCAATGCCGGAACATTAATCAGAAATAGGGCGACTAATACCTTATGGGCGACCGATGGTGATGTTATTACTGACGCGGCAGGGAATGCGACGGTGAATGTCACTTGTACGCTGGCAGGGGCGCAGGGGGCCAATAGTCATAATCTGACCATTATTGCCACATCGATCGGCGGCATTACGGCGGTGACAAATAACACTGCAGCGTCAATGGGGTTGGATATAGAAACCAATAATGCATTTCGCATCCGGCGCAATGAATCAGTGGCATTACCTGGCTCCAATCAGATTGATAATATTTATGCGGCGCTGGTCAATATTGATGATGTTAAACGAGCGCGGATTTATGAAAATTTTGAGGATCAAGCCGACGAGAATGGGGTGCTCGGTCACTCAATGGCGATATTTGTTGATGGTGGCAGCATCGAGGATGTTATTAACAGTATTGCCATCAATAAAAGCCCCGGCTGTGGGTTAAACCGTTATAACACTTTCCCTAATAAAATCTCGTTGGATACTGTTACCCCAAAAGGTAACCCGATCACCGTAACCTTTTTTCGCCCCCAACTAATACCGGTTTATGTACGGGTTGAGATCGCCAGTAATAGCGAATTTATTGACGAAGAGATAAAACAGGCGATTGTCGATTACAGCATTATCGGTTTTGATCAGACCAATGGCTTTTCTAAGTTGGGCTTTAAAATTGGTGAAAGTATTGGTGCGGGCCGTTTATTTACCCCAGTCAATTATCTGGTGGCCGGTAATGGTTTTGTGAATGCGATTACCGTTGGTACTGCTGTTGAACAGGTCAATGAGAGTGCAGTGAGAATAGCCTTTAATCAGCTCGGCGTGTTCAGTACTGAGAATATCGAGGTGGTTTATGTATAACCACCGCAAAAAAGCGCTGTCACGGATTTACCTGCAATATAAAAACGCGCCGAAGCTGCTTGAATGGATCAGTATTTTACCGGACATCAGCCAATCTGCACTGGAAGAGCAGATCACTAAAATCAATAACCTGTTGGATATTGATAATGCCGAGGGCGATCAACTGGATATCTGTGGCCGCATTGCCGGATTTACTGAGCGGCCACTCATCCGCAGCGATTACTTATCGATATTTGCTTATAACGGTACCGGCGGCGCACAGCCCTATAATGTCGCGCCGTATAAAGCGCCGCATGAACAAATCGGCAAAGTTCCGGTATCGGATTATCTCTATCGCGTATTAATCAAAGCCAAGATCCAGAAAAATAACACCAACGCCACCTTGGATGAAATCAAAACCGCCGTTGATTACATTCTGGATGTTAATTCCGCCATCATTGATGGGCAGGATATGACCATGAAAACTATCTGGGTCGATAAACCGATCCCCGCTAATGTCTTAGTGCTGATTCAGCTATTTGATTTAATCCCCCGACCACAAGGCGTCAAAGCCAGCCTGATCCGCGTTAACCATCATCCCTTTGCCTATAAAGGCACCTTCGACGCTCAGCCTTACGGCATGGGCGCTTATATCTAATTGGAGCCAATATATGGCCAGAAATGACAGCTTTAATCAGCCGTGGGCCAGTGTGCCTGCACAATTTGAACGCCCCGGCGATGGACTGATTGCGCGTGGTTGGGCAGGGGGTGCATCAGAAGATCCGCCCGAGGCCAAGTGGGAAAACTGGTGGCATAACCGGGTCGATTTAGCCTTACAGGAATTGCAAAACCTTGGGCAGTTGATTTGGTTTGTTGATGCCCCATACAAGGCGGGTGCGAGGGTCAATTATGGCGGCAATAGCTTTATCGCATTACCAAATAATACCGGCGTGGAGCCAACCGGATTATTAGATGTTGGGGTATGGCGTAAAGAGAGTACAAAAACATATCTACAAACTGCCAACAACTTAAGTGAAATCAAAGCGGCAGGCCCCGTAGCCGTTGCACAAGCTATCGACAACCTCGGGTTAAAGGATACCGCCGCTACTGCTGCTGGTGCGCTTCAGAAAACGCAAAATCTAAATGATGTTGCGAACAAAGCAACAGCGCTGGCAAATCTTGGGGCATTAGCGGCAAACGGCACAGCTGCCGCAGCGACAAAGCTTGCGACAGCCAGAACGATAGCGGGTAAATCGTTTGATGGAACCGCGAATATATCAATTGGTGCGGCGGATGTTGGGGCGCTGCCCCTAACAGGCGGCGTGTTGTCTGGGCCGCTAAAAATAACAGGGATTCACGGCGAGCCCATAGGACCGGCGGGATATAGAAGTTTTCTTATTGGACCGACAAATGGCGGGATTACAAACCCCACTGGCACTGGAATAGGTCTGCATTCTGACAAGAATATTTACTTCTGGAATGACGACTCAAACTATGCAATGACGCTTAGCCCAACAAGTTTATCCGTGAATAGGCCGATTAGTATCTTAAGCGGTGCGGGTGCGGCGCTTTCAATAAAATCACAGAATGAAGGTGACGTGTGTTACATCATGTCTGTAAGCAATACTGCATCGAAATCAAAATGGTACATCGGCAATACTCAAGAAAATAACACATCGTTTGATCTCGTTAATAGTAAAGCCGGTGTTGCATTGAAAATTGGCGATACGATATCAACTACAGCCCCTTTTAGCGCATCAAAAATCACACCGGGCGATTATTCAAACTTTGATGAAAGATATGAGCCAGCGCTAATCGGAACACCCATGCCGTGGCCCCTCACTACAGCACCGGCGGGCTATCTGAAATGTAACGGGGCACCGTTTAATAAAACACAATATCCAAAGCTTGCTCTTGCTTATCCATCGGGCGTTTTACCGGACATGCGCGGCGATGTTATTCGCGGCTGGGATGATGGGCGCGGCATTGACCCAGGGCGCGGAATATTGACAGAACAAGGCGATGCCATTCGAAATATTACCGGGGCGTTTAGTGTCCACGGTGCTAAAGAATTGTCCGCTACATTCCCATCTTGGGGCACTGGCGCATTTTCTGTTACGAGTGTTGCTGGAACAAATAACGTCGCTGCGGGGGCGGGAGCCACAATTCCTCAGTTTAATTTTTCTGCTGCTAGCGCGGGTGTGCCCACAGCTAACGAAAATCGTATGCGCAATATTGCGTTCAACTACATAGTGAGAGCTTTATAATGACAAAATATTCCCTCGATATCGCCCAGGCGAAATTAGGTAAAGATGGTCTGGCTATTACAGCAGGCTGGATAACAGTTTATAGCGCAAATAGTGAAACTCGTGAATACACAGGTGTGAGTAATGAATATCTACCATTGGGTGTTGGTTTACCGGCTTACGGATATACAGATGTACCGGCACTGCCTGCTGAGGATAACAAGGCGGTGCGCCGCAATACAGATGGTGTAGCATGGGAAGTCGTGACTGACTTACGCGACACAGTAGCGTACAGCACTGAGACGGGTCAGCCAGAACAGGTGAGTAGCATTGGCGACCTGCCAAACACACAGACTTTATTGGCCCCGCAAACACAGTATGACAAATGGAACGGTACTGAATGGGTGACTGACAAGGCCGCACAACGAGCCGCAGCGACGAGAGAAGTAGAAGCAACAAAAGCTGAATTATTGAATGACGCTGCAGCGAGAATAGCTCCACTCCAAGATGCAGTAGATACTGAATTGGCAACTGATAGTGATAAAGAACAGCTCACAGCGTGGAAAACTTATCGTGTGTTATTGAACCGAATTGACACATCAAAAGCCCCAGATATTGAATGGCCAGAAGCCCCACAATAA